GGGCTTCTGAGCATTGTTAGACATGGTATTCTGCACCGCACTCATCATATTCTGCATGAGATCTGGGTTTTGCTTCATGACGTCGTTCACATTAGGCATGACCTGCTTGAACATAGAGTTCGTGAGGTGGAACATCATCGCGGAACCACCAAGCATCATGATAAGCTTGATCTCCGGTGCAACATGCATCTTCGTCCTGTACTTGACATACAGCTCTTCAAACACTTCATCGTAATCGTCCTGATTCTCCATCACATTCTCCGACCAACCCTCGAGCTGAATATCGAAAGGATTGTACTTCTTGTTAAGGAATTCAATACCAGTCACACATGCGATGAGCATGCGACGCGAGAACTTGATAGACTTATCCACATCTATACTGTACGTAATACGCTTAACTTCCGTGCGTAAATCGTCCACATTCGAGTATGCGTTCAATGATTTATTGATGTTAAATCCACGCTTCTCGAGACGTCCGAGTTTGTTTAAAAGATCGGACTTCTCTTCATCGACCGTCTTATACCCGGGTGACGGTTGCTCTTCCTGTTGTTCGGGACCGTAATCGAACGCCGCAGGAGCAGCGTTGTATGCGTTGTCATTATCGTATTCACCATGATCAATGGGTTCGTCCACTTGCGGGGGCGGGGGAGCCGCCTGTTTAGAAGGGTTCGCGAAAGCATCCACGTCCTCTTGGAACATGTCGGCAGGCGGAGCATCCGATCGATGCATTCTCTGGATAGAGGGTGCGCTTGTCGTGTGTGCGCGGGGTCTACCGAAATCGAGTTGAATCTCATCCATCATGGCTTGTTCCTTCTCATCAAGCTTCATGACCGAATCGCTTCCTCTGTCGAGGACAATTTCACCGTCCATTACTCTCTATAATGAAACTAATCTATTCTCTTTAACGCACTTTATAAAAAAATATCAGCACATAGTAAAATGAAGCTCGACTCTACCAATCGTGCGACACTCAAAGCCATCGCGATCACCATCGGATTACTTTTCATCATCGCCCTCCTTTTCGGTGAGCGCAAGTCCAGGTACCAGCCTAAGAACATCGACATCGAGGCTGTCTCTCAGGAGTCCCTGATGTCCCTTAAGAGCAGCGTCGACTGTCTCGACCAGAGCGTCTACTCCACGAGCACCGGTGGTGTCTGTGGCGACCAGCAGCTCGTTCGTGATCACGCCAACTACAAGATTGTTGGTTAAATTTTTTAAGTCATACTCATTTCTACCTACATCGTCACAACGTATTTAAGTAGAAAAATTCTAAGTGTATTATAAATGGCGCTTCTCATCGCTCCATCTCAGCCCGATATCCCCGATTACAACCATGAAATTCATACGGTGGTCATCGATAACATTTATACATATGATCACGTGAAGAATAACACTGATACCGATTTTGTTATGCATTTAACGACTCCTTTAGAGAATGTTGTCCAGGCTCGGCTTGTAGCCGCTACATTTAGAACGGGTACTACGGGGTCTGCTAGGGGTCAACGGGCCCTGCATATAGGTATCGAAGAGCTTCGCACACACTTTTCACAAAGAGGGCAAGCGGAAATAAATTACCCGGGTGATCATATCGAGGATCTTGTTCCCGATGGTGCTAATCATCTGAACGGTATTTTTGGAACAGTCATTGGTCCTGTAGTAGCTCAGGAACCCGTCGGAGACTCGAATCCGTTGAACACGAACATCATCTTCAGGGATGAGTATCCGATCATGCAATGCTATCATAACCCTATTCGCAGAATTGATCGTTTAACGTTTAACATCGATAGAGAAACCGGGAACCCGGCGGAAATAAGTCATTCCGTGATGGTGTTTCGGTTCACGTGCCGCAAGAAGAACCTCGCATAGATTTCAGGGCGTTACATACTCATAATTTAAAAATACTCCTACTATAGTAAGTATGTCTTCTGGAATCGTACAGTTAGTGGCCATCGGTGCACAAGATGAGCATATCATCGGGGAGCCCGAAATCTCGTTTTTCACTTCCACATTCAAAAGGCATTCTAACTTTTCACAGTCCGTCGAAAAGCAGACGATACAAGGAGCTGTGAAAGGTAATTCCATGTCATCTATCAAGTTTGAAAGGAATGGTGATCTTCTAGGATACACCTATTTCACGATAGATAATAACACACAGGCGGTCGATCTCCAGGATTGGGGAGATGTCATAGATAAGGTCGAATTATTGATCGCGGGTCAAGTTATAGACGTTCAAGATTACGATTTCACCGAGAATATCGCGATAGATATGTTTGCTCAAAACGTCTCGAAGAGTTCTAACGGTGTCCACCCCGGCGCATCTGCTCGGTCGTATTTTTACCCACTTCGCTTCTTTTTTTGCGAGGGTCCCCAATCGGCCATTCCTCTCGTGGCGTTGCAGTACAGTAACGTAGAATTGCGAATTTACTGGGGCCCCGAGGCTGGTAACTATAACGTTGATGCGTACGCTAATTATTACTATCTAGACAACGAGGAACGCGGAATAATGGCTTCTCGCGAGCATAACATTCTCATCACACAGGTTCAAAAGAGTATACCGTCCGGTGAACCCGTTCAAGAGCTAACGTTCAATCACCCAGTCAAGTATATTGCATGTGCCAATACGAATATGGAAAGTACACTGACTTCCATAGATAATAAAGTGAAAATCAGTATCAATGGTACGGATATCAGTTCGTGGAAGTGGGCGAAACCCCATTTCGTGGATGTTCAGCATTATTACCACACGAACTTCGTCACATCCCCAGATTGTTTCTTACACGCGTTTTGTCTAAACACAAGTTCTTTACAACCTTCGGGTTCCCTTAACTTTTCCCGGGTCGAATCAGTAAAAATTCATAGCGAATCACGAGATATCATTGATCCTATTTATGCGGTCAACTACAATATTCTCAGAGTGAACAACGGTATGGCGGGTCTCATGTACGCAAATTAAAATGCACAGTAATATTAAATGCCGAAGAACTTAAGTACCGTCGGTGGTGCCACAGAGCTCCGGTTCGGTAAAAACTGTCGCGAAGACCAGCACAATAACTCCGTTGTCATTAACGCAAGTAATGATAAAATTGACGCTACGAAAGCGGGTGGTTTTTACCTCACACCTCTAGAACTATCTACCGAGTTTGCGAGTGATGGCACAGATGCAACCACGAACACGTTCGTAGCGTACAATCAGAGTACAAAACAATTATTCAGAACACAGGTTCCCATAAGTATTACGGGTATCTCTAGCGCGGGTTCTGGTGCAGAAGGTGATTTAAACGTCAACGGTAACCTTTATGTCACCGGTAATGTCACGTCCATCGGAACGGTCGCCAATATTCACGTGACTAATTCCCAGTTTAAGGATGGTCTCATTGAAATTGGTACAAACAATACCGACCTCGCGACGTTTGATCTCGGGCACATCTATAACAGACCCGGGACGAACGCCAACGTTGCTGTTTGCTACGATGCTTCTGCTACAGAGCTTATCATCGCGTACACGGATAGTAGCGCTGCAGCTGTAGTCGGAGCTGCATCTAGTCATCAAGTGATTCCCGAGCCTTCTCAAACGATGAATGTTCACGTGTACGGTAAACTCTATACGAACTCTAACGTCGGTGTGGCCAATACCACTCCCGATCATACTTTTTCCGTGGGTCAAAAATGTTTCATCGAGGCGGATGGAAATCACGACAACGTGTTAGATGTTCGTGGTAATACGACGATTGAAGGTGCCATCATCACGAACACGGGTGGTGTCACTAAAAAGACATACAGCGATAAAAATACAATTGCCTCCGGTACGAGTGCCGCGGGTGCAGCACTTACACTTACGTTTACGAGACATCCGTTTTACGCGAAGATTGTAGCGCAACTTATCGATGATACTGATAACGAGGTGAGTACTATGACCATAGATGTAGCGGGTGGCGAACGTGGTGGAAACGATCCTCCTCATAATATAGCACCCGGACCTATTTCTATTTTTGGTAACACCAGTACGAATCCGTGGAGTTCTACAGTCGCGGTGACACAGACTACTGTGGTACTTACTCCAAGTACAGGTTTTACCGGTGAGGGTAATTATTCCATTTTCGTCGAATACATTTCACCCGAAACCGCAGGCGCGCTCACGAGTATCAATAGCGCTAACTTTGGGTACTAAAAAAACATATCCATAAATTATAGATGTCGGAGACAAACGTTCAGTTATTTCCAGGCGTTTTCAGAAGTACCGTGGGAGGTGCCAATCCCGGCTTCTTCTTACATTCAGACGGACGTGTGGGAATAGGTAACACCGCCCCCACTACTCGACCCGTTTGGTCGTCGGATGATAACGATAGAAATAAGTTAAACGTATCGGGGCATACACACATCGAGGGAAATCTTAACGTGAGTGGATATGTGTACGGAGATGGTTCGAACCTGACTGGAACCGCTGTACCATGGCAACAATCCACTCCGAACCCGGCGACGGATATTAAATATGATAACGGTGGTAATGTCGGAATAGGTGGAGCGGCGAGTGCAAATAAACTTAAAGTATACGGAACCGTCGAAGCGACGTCGTTCAGCGGTATCCAAGAGTCGGACGTTCCAACTCTCGGCGTTTCTAAGATCAGTGGCCTGGGAACATTTGCAACTAAAAATGATGGTAATTATAATATCCATGATACCTGGCTTCGTGACAATGGTGACAATGCTCACGTCAAATTATACGGGAATTCGAGACAGATGACCTTTAGAACAGATGGAACTACAGAGTACGCGAGCGGAATTGGTGGCTATCCATTTGCCTGGATGTACGGTGGAGATCATTCAAGTCAACGTATAATGCTCTTGAATACGAGTGGTCAGCTGTGGTGTTCAAA